TCAGTTAATACCAAAGGTTCTTTTTTACTTGTAAAAAATCCTTTAATCCATTTTAACATGTGTACACTCCTATTTTGTGTTATTGTGTTAAATATATATGCAATTAAAAATTAAAGGAATTGAATTATGATTGAATTGGCAAAAACTTGGATATTAAACAGACTAAAAGAGCGCACAACATATGATGGTGCAATATTAATTGGTGCAGGGGTTGCATATCTGGTATTGAAGCCAATTGCTGTATTTGTAGCGTATGCTGCAATAGCTTACGGTGTTTGGACTATTTGGAAAAAAGAATAACTATAGTTTCCCAATAGGCAAGTTACTGCTAGCAGATAAATTCCAAATTTGTTTTCGTTCAACACCTTTTTTCTGTGCAAATCTTTTGACGTCGCAGTTTTCACAAACATGAAAATAATTGTTACTTAATCTCTTGGGGTCCATGCTTCCACGTGGACGGACGAATTCTACATCACAACAATCGCATCTGAAAAGAACCATTGTTTTAGTACGGTGATACCAATGTTCTTCTCCATTTTTTGATTTACGAACATGTCGTGTTTGCTCAGTGTATTCTTTTATAAACATAACTATATTTACATTAAGATTATAGAAATCTAGTATAAATATCATTGAGAGAGAAAAACATGAATATTTGCAAATTAACTGAAACAGCTAAAAAACAAATCGATCACCTGTGTGCTGAAAACCATTGCTATGCAATCAGTTTAAACATCAAAGGTGGCGGCTGTGCTGGGTTTGAATATGATTGGGGAACTGTAAATCACCCTAGTGATTTGACACCTGGTGATGAAATTGTTCAAACTGACGGTGCTGGCAGATTTGTTGTAGGTGCATCCAGTTTAATGTTTTTAATTGGCACGGAATTAGACTATGTAAAAAGTCTGGTTGGTGCAAGTTTCGAGATAAAAAATCCTAATGCGCAATCAAGTTGTGGTTGTGGCGTTAGTGTGAATTTTAATATGGATGAATTATCCAGTCCAACAATTTAATGGAGTAAAGTAGATGGCAAACCAAAAAATAGACATTGGTATTGAAGGCAATGATGGAACTGGAGACAGTATTCGTGAAAGTTTCCGTAAAGTAAATGAAAATTTTCAGGAACTTTATGCAGTATTTGGAATAGGCGGTCAAATATCAATTATTGACCTCAACGACACTCCTGACACTTATGAAGGAAACGAAAACAAAATCCTAGCCACAAACAGTGTTGGTACTAGAACTAACTTTTTGGAACTTGCAAGCGACAGTGGTCTAAACTCAAACGATGTTGATACCATTGGTTTTGACTTTTCAGTTGACGGAAAACTTATAGTTAGACAACTGGTTTCCAAACTGTCTAACGACCCTGAACCGGTCTTAACTGGACCGTTAAATGCTGGAACACAACCAATTGCAAATGTTGGTATTGATCAAGCCGCAGTGGATACTTATAATACTGTTCATAGTACCAATCCCATAACTATTGATGACTTGGTTATCACAAAGGGATTTGCTGATGCTAGCTACCAAGCCAAAGTGGTAGCTGGTGGTGGATTACGTTTACCGTATGAACCAGCAAATACTGATATGTATATAAAAATTACATCAGACTTATCTGGCGGTTATTTCAATTTAACACATGGGTATACATCTGAATACAACGGTGCCGCATTTGTTTTTAATTCAGCTGGAACAGATCCGTTTGGTGTTGTTAGTGGAAACACATATTATATAAATGTTGTTGATGAAACCAAGCTTTCGTTACATGAAACTGTCCCTGATGCAGTTAATGGAGTTAACAGAATTTTAATAAGTGGTGGTGATGCACCATTCACAATCACAGACGAAGCATATGACTCAACACTGGAAGGCAACTGGTTAGCAAACAATGCTGTTCCGAGAACTTCAATAGTTCGCCGCGAGGGTGACACAATGACAGGGGCTCTCACTTTGTTTGATCATCCTGGTGATCTGGCAGGAGTTGGAACTCCAACTGGTGATGACGATCTGCAGGCTGTGACAAAGCTGTACGTTGACAACGCTACGACATACAGTCAAGTTGATGTGTATGTAAGTACAACTGGAGATGATACGCAATCCAATACCCCTCCTGGCAAGGAAGGACGCAGTCCAGCATATGCATATAAGACAATTAATGCAGCCGCACAAAAGGCAGAAGAGTTGATAATAGCTGCGCCGTACGAGCCTGGCCCGTATGTGCAAACTATGACGCATAGTTCTGGTGCATCAACTGCCACAGTAAATGGTGCTGGTGCTGATGCGCCTCCAGCTGGGCGCACAAATGCCAGAGCAATGGTCGTTGAAAATAAAGATTTTATACAGAAAGAAGTTATTGCTTACATTAATGAAATATATCCAGACTTTATATACGACACTGACACTTATGAAAGTGACATTGGTTACATACTAGAATCAATAACACTTGATTCGCTAATGGGCGATAACGCAAATTATCTTTCAAGACAAGCTGGTATCAGATATTATTCAAATCCAAGTGCAACTAGGGCAATTACTACTCATAAAACAGAAACTGTTGCTGCTATTGATTATGTAAAATCAATATTGCCACTAATACTAACCAGTACTGACTTGCCAGTGTTATATCAAGATGCTGTGACACAATATAAAAATCTAAGTCTTGTGCCTGATGCTAATGCTGAAAGTGTATTAAATGCAAAATTAAATATCGTTACTGACATCATAGATCTTGGTGTATTTTTAAGTCCACCAGTTACTGATGGATTGAGAAATTATCGAGTAACTGTCAACAATGGTGGCACTGGGTTTATTGATCAAGCAAATCCTGTATCATCAGATATAATTCCAGGAAAAGTAATCAGAGGAAAAACTTCTGGAGCAATTGGACGAATTATTGAATATCTAGCTGAATCTGGAGGAACACCAGTAACACTTGCTGGAACGGATGAGATAGAAGTTCAGCTATTGGAGCCTATTGAATTTTTGGACGACGAGGAACTAGAATATGGAAATTTGGTTAAAAATAGACAAATTTCAATTCTTGTAGAATCAGGAATATACGAAGAACATCTTCCAATTAAAATAAGTGATAACGTATCAGTTGTTGGTAATGAATTTAGAAGATGCATTATACGTCCAAAAAGTGGAGTATCTGAGTCAAGATATTCACAGGCGTTTTTCTACAGGGATGCATTTTTTGATGGACTAGAAGTTGCAAATGATGGCGTTGCATTTATCAACCCGCTGACTGGAAACTTAGACGGGTATTTTGGTTATCATTATCTAACTGATCCAACAGATCCAGAAAGTACACCAAAATCAAACGCTGATATGGATGTATTTTTAATGAATGATGCAACTATTATTCGTAATTTAACAGTTCAAGGCCATGGCGGATTTATGTGTGTTCTTGATCCAGACGGGCAAATATTAACTAAATCACCATATATTCAAACTGGCTCTAGTTTCTCTAAAAGTTTAAACCGTCAGGCATTCCGTGGTGGGTTGTATATTGATGCGTTTACTGGCAACTCAGCTGTGCAAGTTGTCGAAAGAGTGGATGGTAACCCATTTAGACTAAGTGTAGCAAGTTTGCCCAATCAGGGGCTATTTTTAAGAAAGCCACAAACCCCTGCTCCGTTTTATGTTGATGGAAGACGCTTCCAAATTGATGCCATAAGTGCATATGATCCTGAATTGGGAACTGCTGAACTTATATTGTCAAGCAATTCAAATAATGGCACTGGATTTACTGGAATAACCAGTCTATTGTCAACAGGTGTGGATCTTGACGATTTTACATCACCAATTGATATTACTATACAAACAGCTGGCAACAGAAGTATGCTTGCAAACGACTTTACGCAAATCAATGATTTGGGGTACGGGTTAGTATGTAACAATGGTGCATTATCTGAAAACGTTAGTATGTTTACATATTATTGCTGGACCAGTTATTATGCATTAAATGGTTCTCAGATACGATCGCTTACAGGAAGCTCGTGCTACGGTGAGTACGGATTAATTGCTGAGGGTGCTGATCCAAACGAAATACCTGATGCAATTGCGCTTGGGCAAGACATGGTAATGTCAGCTAGAACTGTTTCATCTGATGTTGTACTTTATCTCGCAGGACCAGTGGTTGTAGATGCAGGAGATGTATTGGTACAACAAACTTCAGGTGCCACTGGAACGGTATCAGTCAGTACAGGTACAAATGGATGTAACGTTGTATATTTGATAAACACCACTGGTATTTTTAATACAAGTGATGAAATTGAATTATCATCAGTATCACTTGGCGCTGATAGTGTTCCTTACGATGTTGATAACACGGGGTATGATAACGCAGTGGAATCATTGTATATACATGCATATGATATGATTGAACCTCCGTCAAACAAATCAGAAATTGATGTATGGCATCCAACACGTCCAGCATTTTCACGTTATGAAATAGCAAGTGCAAGTGTTTCAGATATTCATATAGGAAGATATCAATCAGTTAATGATGTGTTACCAGCAACAACAGTATCAGTCTCTGGTGCTGATGCAATATTTAATATATATAAAACTATTAATGATGGATACACTGTAAGTATTGAAAGTGGTGGTACAGGATATATAGTTAATGATACCATAACAGTTGATGGGTCACTTTTAGGCGGAATAACATCAACTAATGACGCTGTTATTACAGTTACTGAAGTAACTTCTGGTGTTATCACAGGTGCAAGCATTGCAGGTACAATAGCTGTTGATCCATCAACTCCAAAATACAGTGGAATTGTATACAAGTTAAATTTTACTACAACAGATGCACAGTTTAGCATTAACGGATTGTTGGCCACTGTTCCATGGGGTGAAATTATTAACTATCGTCGCAATCAAACACACATAATAACTGATATTGCAGAAATTAGTACATTGACTATACGTCCAAGTACAGCAGTTGTATTTGCTGAAAGTCCAGATACTGTTTATCGTTCTATTAGTTTTTTGAACAGTGACAGTATTGGTAACGAGTTGGATCCTGATACGTTACAAGTTGGATTAGATAGCACTTATGATTACATACGATTAATAGTTGATCCAGTTAGAGCTGCTGAAACTGTACTTTCTGGTGCTGGTGGAACAACCAAAGGTGCCACAATTGGTGATGATGTTATTGCTGTGTTGGCAAGTGCTGATTTTAATGAAATATATCGTTTAAATAATAATACTAGAACTCCCGAGGCCAATAGACCTGCAGGTTGGACTGTGGATACATTAACTGAAGAAGCACCGATATTTGTATGGGGTGGAAAAAAGCATTATGTGTTCAATTATCAGGGTGTAGACAGCGATGATAACATTGTTCCAATTGCTGAAGATAATGAATATGCTATAGTAGAGATTGCAGAAGTTGGAGAAGACATCAATCAAACAACTACTGCTACTGGTTTGGAAAGTCCAGTGATTCGTGGCGTGGAAACTATTACACTGCGAGCAGGTTTGAAAGCAGGTGCATTGGGTGATGTGACTAAAAATATATCAACATGCCGTGCAACAAGCCATGATTTCCTAGAAGTTGGAACTGGAGGATTTAACCAATCCAATTATCCAAATGTTATATACGGTGCACCAAGAGAAGCAGATCAAGCCAATGAAGTTGATGAGCGTGGCAAAGGACGAGTGTTTTATGTGAGCACTGACCAAGATGGTATTTTCCGTGTAGGTCGATTCTTTAGTGTTGATCAAGGCACAGGAACTGTGACATTTAGTGCAAGTCTTGCACTTAGTGATGTTGATGGACTTGGATTTAAACGCGGCGTTGTTATTTCAGAATTCTCAACGGATAGCTCAATGGGTGACAACGCCACTGATACTATTCCTACAGAAAGTGCGATCAGAGGGTATGTAAATAGAAGACTGGGTTTTGACCTCAACGGTATACCTGTTAGTAATAAAATAGGACCAGGTGCATTATCGCAATCTGGTGCTACCCCAATGACAGGTGATTTAAACGCTGCTGGAAATACAGTTTCCAATTTGGCAGCACCAGTCCAAGGTTCTGATGCGGCAACCAAAGATTATGCTGATAATATTAGAAATACTATTGTTACAACGATTGAATCACTTGAAGATGTTGAAATTAATAATCTAGAAAGTGACCAACTATTAGTGTCCACTGGTAAGTACAAAATTATTATACAAGCTACCAGCATAGTGGGTGGAGAATTTGATATTGGTGATGTAATTACTGGATCAGAAAGTGGTGCAACTGGTACCATTGTTGACGTATATACTTCACAAGACTATCGTGGTGACTTGGTTAACATTATATATACTGCAACTTCTGGATCTTTCAGTGCAGGAGATGATGTTGGTGCTGGACAAGATACGATATCAACTACTGGTGGGGTTTCAGGCTTAGTAATTGTTGGGCCATTTAATGAATGGGCTAATGGTATATGGGATGCTGCAAGTGATATAGAAGTAACCACTGACAGGGTCATAACCACTGTTGCTGGAGAAGTAACTGATCGTTATGTTACTCTGAATGCTGGCATAAAGGCAAACTCTATAATTAACTCTGATGTTAACGCATCAGCAGGTATAGTACAGAGTAAATTATCAATGAATTCTGCTACGGCAGACTTGGCTTCTGCAAGCGGAATTACACAAAATGAACTGGGTTTGGCTGCGTTTGATAGTTCAGCATTTACGTCGACAGATGGCTGGATTGCTGTAAAAAATAACGGAATTACAATTTCAAAATTACAGCAAATTTCATCTGCTACTGTTCTTGGAAGAAGTGCTGCTGGAACTGGTAATGTAAGTGAAATACCATTCTCAACAATTGCCAATGTTGGCGGTGCAGTTATGCACACTGACATCCCAGGCACAACACTTGGGGTAGTTAGTAGAACTGGAACAGAAACATATAGCATTGAGCAGATTACTATCAATGGTGAAAATAGTAAAATAGTAAAAACTAGACCAAATGGTAGTATTCAAGCAAATAGCCTGATTTTGGGGGCTGATACCACTTATGAAGTTCTAGCACTATCAGGAACTCAATTAATCCTAAAAACACCAGCACAAGGGACTGTGCTTACTGCAACTGGAGGGGTTGATCCAACGGTTAATATACCAGGAAGTTTATCAATTGATGGCGCAAGTGTTACGCAAACAACATTCCAGACAAACTCACCGTTGGCAAACAATAGCCGAATTGGTGCTAGTTGGATCAAAACTTCATTTATTGAAGCTTCTGGAGAAGGTAATGCTAATTCCACTGGTATTGCACTTGGTGCAGATACTGGATTTACAATAGCTGATGAAATTGGTTTGGTAGTTGGCGGTAGTATGCCATTTAAAGTAACTGAAACTGCTATTCTTCCAGATGTGGATAGTATTTATAATATTGGCAATAGCACGTTTAAGTACGATAAAATTTATGCTAATGAATTTGTCGGATTAATTGGTGGAAGTGCTACACAAGTTTCAACTATATCAAATAGCACTAATACACCTCATTATTTAACATTTGTAAATTCAAATAATGGAACTGCAACAGCTGAAAATGTATACACTGATGCTGGACTGTCTTATAATCCAAGTACCAACGCTCTAAGTGTTGGTGGAACACTTGATGTCAATGGAAGCATGACAATTGGTGGCAATACTACGATGGGTAATGCGACCACTGATAGCATAACCTTTACTGGCAGAGTTAATTCTAATATTGTACCAAGCAGTACAAATGTTAGAAATCTAGGTTCAAGTAGTTTGGTGTGGAATACTATATATGCAACACTTTTCAGTGGTACAGCAACACAGGCATATTATGCTGACCTTGCAGAAAACTATTTGGGCGATGCTGATTACGAACCAGGAACTGTTCTAGTGTTTGGTGGTGAATTTGAAGTTACGCAAACAAACAGAAAAAACGACCACAGAGCAGCAGGTATAGTTACAACCAACCCAGCGCACTTAATGAACAGTGCATTAACAGGTGATCATGTTATAGGAGTTGCTCTTCAAGGTCGTGTTCCATGTAAAGTTGTTGGAAAAGTAGAAAAAGGTGATATTCTAGTTACCAGTGCTATCCCAGGGTTCGCATGTGTAAACAATGCACCAACTGCTGGCACAGTTATTGGAAAATCACTTGAAAATAAAACAGATACAGAACGCGGCATTATTGAAGTTGTCGTGGGCAAGCATTAAGGATCAAATAAATGGCAAAACAGACTATAAACATTGGCAGTGGTGAAAACCAAGGTGACGGCGATCCGCTTAGATCTGCGTTTACTAAAATAAATGAAAACTTTTCAGAAGTGTATGCTGGGCCCCCTCAGTATACACAAACTGAAATTAACGAACTGACTGCCTCTAATGGGTTATTTGTGTATAATACCACAACTGGCAAATTCCAAGGATATGTCCCAGATTCAGGTCTTGGCAGTCCTGGATGGATAGATTTACACTAAATATTAGAAATAGGATAAATGACATGGCAAATAGATACCCACTAATACTGGATACCACTGATGGTAACAAACTTAAAGAATTACCAGAAGGTGACGACCTTTATCTTAGAAATAGCAGTATCAGTGAAGTTCAAGATATCAACTCGTTGGGAACTATAAATGCTGCTGCAATTACAGTTAATGGCGAATCAGTGTTATCTGCGTATTTTCTAGGATTAAGCGACACCCCAAATTCATATTCGAGCGCTGCAAATACTCTTGTAAAAGTTAATAGTAGTGGAACAGGCTTAGTATTTGCTCCATTTAGTGACTTTGGTGATATTACATTAGATGATGTGACAATTAACAGTTCAATACTTCCCGATACCACTGATGTTTCAGATATTGGCTCTGAAATACTTAGATTTAATGAAGTATATGCTGTTTCATTTATTGGAAGTTTACGTGGTAACGATGGTACGCTAGTTTTTGACGGGAATACAAATCAAATTTCATATGCAGCAATCTTTGGTGCTCCAACTGATCTTGGCGAGTTCACTAACGATGCTGGTTACATCACAGTAAATGATGTTGATCTTAGCTTAACTGGTGATTTAATTGGAAGTGTATTTGCTGATGACAGCACACTATTAGTAGACGGTGTTAACGGAAAAATTGTTGGTGAAATTGAAACTACAATTGTAAGCGCAGATGAAATTCATAATGCAGATTTAATTACTGGAAAGCTTGGCGGTAGTGATTTGACTATTATTTCATCAAGCAGTATTAATTTCCGCACAGATGTAGAAAATGAAAATAATTTGTTTGAGTTTATGAATGATGGAACATTCTACACGTCTAAAAACATAATCAACGATCGTTCTTATATCAGTACACCAAGAAATGATGCAGTTGGCATCATGAATATAACCAGTGCAAATGAAGTAATCATTACATCAAACGAAGCCAGTCCTCAAGAGTGGACATTTGAAACTAATGGATCATTAACATTTCCAGACAGTAGTGTGCAAACGGGAGCATCGATTAGTATAACAGACTTAAAAACTTTGGTTGCAGCGAGTATAGATTTTGCAGATTTCCAAACTAGGATTGCAGCTCTTTGATAAATTGCGATAAATATAAGAAACGGAGATCAAAATGGCAGTACAATTAATTAACATAGGCAACTCAGCAAACGATGGAACTGGGGATGATCTTAGAGAAGCATTTATCAAGGTAAATCAAAACTTTGAAGACCTTGATCTTAGAGATGATGAACAAACTACTGCCAGTAATATTGGGGCCAGTGGCCAAGGAATATTTGCCAATAAAGTAGGCTACGACCTACAGTTTAAAAAACTAGTAGCAAGTACTGATATTATACTAACATCAACAGATGATCAAATCACGATATCTGCAAATGGTGGCTTAAAGTCTGTGTTAGTTGGATCAAATTCTGGAAGCACAATCCTTCAAGAAATTGCAGAACTAAATGTATTGGGAACTGGACTTGTTGAAACAGCACTTGTTGGTGATAACTTAACAATAAGCTATACTGGGTGGACCCAGCTTTCAGATGACACTGCACCAGTTCTTGGAGGAGAATTAAATGGTGGCGGAAATAGTATTGTAAATGTTGATGCAGTGGATGCTGCCATTGTATCAGGTGGTGAAATATACGGACCACTAACTGGCACAGTGTATGGCATTGATATACGAGATTTAGATGCATATTTTAATGAATATTTTGATTTTGGTACGTTATCAGGAAACGTAAATAGTATAATTAATTGGATGTTTAGTGAAATTTCAGTAGATTTTGGATCCTTTACATCTCCTGAATTGAAAACAATTGATCTCGGTTCTATTTGATAATTTAATTTACGATAAATATTAAAAAGGAATCGTGAAATGATAGTATCTTTATGGAATGTAACAACTGGTAGTCAGATATCACTACTGATTGAAAGAACGCCGGTTGAAATTTTGTTGCCAGTTGCCAACAATTATACAGGTATAGAACTAGAACTAATTAGTGGAAAGTTACCAACTGGCACACGTCTTGATGGTATTAAGATTGTAGGAACTGCATTTGAAGTTGTAACTGATACTGTATTTACTGCTGTCATCCGCGCCCATTGGATGGGCAATTTTGATGACAGAACAATAAAAATTACAGTTACTGGTGCTGATGCACCAGTATGGATAACCAATCCTGGTTTGTTGCCAGTTGGAAGTAATGAAACTTTATTTATTTTAGATAACGAGGTAATTGATTATCAACTACTAGCAAATGATCCAGATTTACCAGCTGGTGATATACTTGACTATTACATTGCAAATGATGATGGAATTTTACCGCCTGGTATTACTCTAACTAATACTGGAAGATTACAAGGAATTACTGAACCATTATTGGCACTTGATCAAAGATATCAAGCGGGCGGATACGATGCACAGCCATTTGGGGAGTTACCATTTGATTATGCAAATGCAGAAAGTATATATTACAGTTCACAGAGTCTTAGAAAATTAAATAGATATTATCCATTTGCAGTTACAGTAACAGATGGTGATACATTTGTTAGACGTGAATTTAAAATTTATTTGGTTGGTGATGATTATTTAAGAGCTGATAATACTATTATGTCAGTTAGCACTGGTGTTTTTAGAGCTGATAACACTCATATCCGTACTCCAAAATGGATCACTTCCAGTGATTTGGGGTTCCGCCGTGCTAATAACTATCAAACAATATTTCTAGAAATAATAGATAATGACACACTTAGTGGTGCAGTGTATTATACCTTAGAAAATTTAAATGACGATGGCAGTGTGAGTGAACTTCCAAAAGGAATGTCGTTAGACAAAAACACTGGTGAAGTATATGGACGTATTCCATACCAGCCTGCTATTACAGGGAATTATAAATTTACAGTTAAGGCAACTAGAGATACTGGAGATTTGGATACACTTTCAATATATGCAACATTTTATGAAGATGTGCTATTGGGCAAAAAAAGTTTTAAAGTTTATAAATTAGACTTAACAGGACTTCTTGATGGTGTTAATGATTTGTATGAATTGGTTGGAAGGAATATCTTAATTAATAATGGAATTTATCATGTTACCCTTGTGGATGATTCCAATGATGATTATGATGTTATCCATGTTGACTCTACGTTAGCACCAAAAATCTCTTTACTGCTCAGTAGAACTGCTGAAATCGGAGATGATGTAATATTTGTTAATAGATTGTCGGAAAGTGAAAAGGAAAAATACCAGAGCAGTAAATTAAATTTTACTGACACTGAATCCTACACTATTGGTGAAATCATTCCTTACATTGAATATCAAATTGAGCAACCATCATCTTTGAGTGCGCCAATATTACCCCAGGGGTCTCCAAGATCATTGGAAGTATACCAGCAATTTGATCCAGGTGATTATGTTATATATACTGAAGAAGTTGGCGGTGACGATAAGATATACAAATATGTTGGAACAACTTTCACCATAATACAACCACAAGTAGACATAAACAACATCCCCATTGAAGTAAACGGTTTTATACAAATTGACCTTGACATTAATTCGGGTGATTGGGAAGAAATTGCAGAATCACTTGGAAATGTTCCATTGGATGATAGAGTAACTGCAACTATACAGGCACTGGAAGCAGAGTTTGGTGGTGAAGCATATGTTGATGTTGTTGCTGAAAATTTATGGAAAATTAGATTAAGAAGTACTTCAGATTCAAGAATTATTACAAACATTAAAAACTTTTTTACCAATTCAGAAACTACTGCAACCGTGACAGTAACACTATTACGAGACAACGAAGATCGTATAAAGTTTGCCAACTCAGCTTCCTTGGAAAGACAACTCAACCAAGGCAGGAATATTGGTATTGCATTATTTAAAAATGATTTCTTTTATGAAGATATACTGATATCAAGTACTGACGTCGTCGATTTGCCAAGTAGTTCAAAAACATTTGAAGTCAAAGTTATTGGAGAAATTGATACCAATATTGAATGGCTTACTGACCCATACTTGGGTAGTATTAACGCAAATTATAGAAGCACATTAAAAGTTGAAGCACAAACAACTGTGCCTGATACTAGAATGCTTTACAGATTGGTGTCTGGAAAGTTGCCGTACGGTATGAACTTGACATATACTGGAGAAATCGTTGGGTCGGCGAATCAATTCGCCGATGAAACCACTCTTGGGCTTACCACCTTTGATAATAAGACAGTGGGCTGGGATGGTAACAATCCTGGAGTAACAACTTTTGACCGCCAATTTAAATTTACAATAGAAGCCAAAGACAGATTTAATTATACTGCAATTGAACGAGAATTTATATTAGATGTTATTGACTTGGATAATACTCAGTATACTGATATAGTTGCAAGACCAATGTTGTCTCCTGAACAGAGGTCTATATATAACAATTTTGTAATTAATTCAAATATTTTCCCACAGGACTCTATATATAGGCCAGATGATCCAGAATTTGGAATTCAGCAACACATTGAAATGTTGGTGTATGCTGGTATTGAAGCAACTAGTATTGACCAATTTGTAGCTGCCGCTGCAAAAAATCACAAGCGTAAAAAATACATTTTAGGTGATTTTAAGAAAGCAATAGCAAGACAGCCAGGAACTACCGACACTGTGTATGAAGTAATTTATATTGAAGTTATTGATCCAGCTGGTGCAAAAACTGGAAAAACTAGAAAGAATTTTAATATTTCAACTACTAATAAGATCACAGTTGATAGCATTCAGTATGCTGCAAAGGATGACTTTACCAAACTTGGATTAGGAGGGGCTGAACTACCAATTTACGGAAGACAAACAGTTAGATTCCTATTTCCTGATGGAGGTACTCTTCTAATGGAAACTAGAAATAGTGAAATATTTTTTGATGTAGACAATAATGATTTCACTGTTGAAATTAGAGACACTGGCCTTATTACCGTGGAAATGGCATTGAGTGACAGTGAACCACAAAGACTGCGACCCGTTACTAATACTGTAAAGACAGATAGTGATGCTATTAAAGTATCTGATGCCAAGGATCAGAAACGATATATTTCTAATATTGATAACATGCGTGATAACATTAAACAAATTGGCAAGCGTGAACGAGAGTATTTGCCACTGTGGATGAGAACACCCCAGGCTGGGTATCAAGAATTGGATTTTATATCAGCCATTCCAGTATGTTATTGCAAACCAGGAACAGCTGACAATATCTTATTAAACATAAAGAATTCAAACTTTGATGTCAAGGATATAAATTTTGAGATCGATCGTTATATTGTTCAGCGATCTGAAGGAACAAACCAAGAGCAATACATATTATTCGCAAATTATCAATTCAATGTATAATTGTAATAAATATTAAAAAGAGGAAAAAAAATGACTAGTAACATAATTAGTACAACCATTGATGAGACGTATCCAGTTGCTGGCGTTGACAACGATACTCAAGGGTTTAGAGATAACTTCAATATTATAAAAAATAATTTTGCAGCAGCCAAAGTTGAGATCGACGCATTGCAAGCCAATGCAGTGTTAAAAGCATCGCTATCTGAAGACGGCACGGTGGATAATGACATGCTGGGCAATACTATAGTCAATGCAGAGTTGTTGGCTGTCACTGATGCATTTGATGCTATTGGCACTGTTATTGCTGGTATGAACGTTAGTTTCTCAAATGGACATTACCAAACAATGACATTGGCTAATGAAGTAGAAGATATAACATTTACACTTGCTGATTGGCCTGCAACTGACCGTCATGCATCCATGCGTGTGGAACTTCTCAGTGCTGGCGGACTTGCAAAAACTGTAACTTGGGTAGTTGACGGTGGTGGAACTATTAAATATAGTTCAAACTGGCCTGAAGAGTTTCTTATCAGCAATACCACTGATCCTGTGGTTCTAGAGTTTTGGACATATGACGCAGGTGATACAGTTTTTGCAAACTATATAGGACAGTTTGTGTAATGCACCATCCGCTAATCACAGACTTAGCAACTTATACTGACACACAAGTTGAAGATCGTATTACCGATCTTCAACGTAAATACTTTCAGACTAGAAATCCAGACTTGCAATGGCAAATTGCAAGCGCACTGGACATATACAAAGAAGAATTACAGCACCGAAGATCAATCGCTGCACAAAAACAGCGTGAACAAATGGGAATTGGTAATTCAGATCTTGACAGTTTAATAAATGTAAGTTAAACTGTATGTATGCTTATAAAAACAGATAATCTGGGAATTCCACGTTTCACAAATCTTGATCTTATTGATATGATCTATTCAGGTCATGTTGACAAATGTCATGTGGTGTTATGCGATCCTAGTGATGATGTTGAAAAGTTTAATGCAGCGATGCGTGAACAATACCTCCCCGAACTCACAACTTATATCCCACTAGATGTAGATCAAAAGACTTTTGATGGTGCTTTGCAAAGTGAATGGTTTATGCCTGATGAATACAAACATCTTGATGTAGATGATTTTTGTATGCGTAAACTGATGAAGATAAAAAATGTAACTCATCCAAGTGCTGTAATTTATTCGACAGAAAGTGAACGAGCATACGAAGAACTTGCAGCGTTTGACGAGCGTGGTATGTACAACTTGCTACGCTATATGATCTATCTTGTAGACTTTATGCGTGAGAACAACATCGTATGGGGGGTAGGACGTGGCAGCAGCGTCAGTTCCTACGTTTTATTTCTCATCGGAGTTCATAGAATCGATAGTTTAAAATATAACCTTGATTGGAGAGAATTTTTAAGATAGACCTTTCTTTTTGTTTTCCCAATATAATTTTCTTTTTTCACTCATTTTTCTTTTTGCTTCATCTGTAAACACTCTTCCTTTACCCTTCTCGCTTATTTTTTTCCTAGTTTCGATAGATACTTCTTGACCTAGTCTATGTTTATTTCCTTTTAAAGATTGGCTAATTTTTTCTTTTGTTTCATCAGACATTTTTCTTCCTTTTTGTTTTTCACTCATTATTTTGCGAGTTTCAGCAGAGTGACATTTTCCAAAAAAAGGATTCTCCTCACCGACTTTGCCGAACATTGGATTATTTGTGCCTTTTAATTTACTTGAAATTTTTTGTCGTGTTTCTAAAGATGCCGGCTGTCTGTTTTTTCCAGCAATTTTTAGTTTTTCTTTTGTTTCGTCACTTACAATCGTTCCGGTAGAATCATAACAAAATTTAGTTGATGTTTGCTTGGCATTATTATAAAAATTTTCATTTAAATTTACATTAAACTTATTGTGTAGTTTTATTTCGAACTGTAAAGCACTGTGTCTGTTATCAAAGATTCTAATAACTTTATATCGGTAATTTTGTGGATTGTCTTTTTGATCTTTTATAAAGTCTTTATTTCTAGACGAAGAAAAATAACTGTTGCCTAAATCAAAAACAGGAAAATTATTTGAAGATCTAACGCCGTAATAGTGTCTTCTTTCAATAGTGTTTGTAATCCTATAAACATAATGATACTTTTTCATAAAAAACCTCTTGCTAAATATGTAATATTATGTTATTATTTATCATAAAGTGCGGATCAAGCGTGGCAAGTTATGTGCTGTATTTAATTGGCGTACATAAGATAGATTCAATTAAGTATAATCTTGACTGGCGGGAATTTTTAAGAGACTAAATATACGTATATTATAGGAGGCTATTATGGCTAAAACACAAAAAGGTAAAACGCAACATCGCTCAATGAGAGGTAAAATTGTTGACATGGATTTGTTGCAAAAAAAGAACGAACTAACACCTGCCATTGGCAATGCTAGGGTAAATGCCCGCGGTGATGTACTTGGTGCTGGTGGTAAAATTGTAAAGACACGTGACCAAGTTGTTAGAGAGTTTTACAACAATGGAACAAAGGAAGCAATAGATGAAACTGGTGGGTTTAAACTCTCAGAAAAACCAGTTATTGCGAAAGAAGAACTTCCAGAATTAACCTCTTCAGAAAAAGAGCTGTTTGAGGACGACGGGTGGATTGAAGATGATCAGGGCAATTTTGTTAAATCAGAAGCTGTGGTAAAAACTACAACAACCAAAAAAGGTGCAAGATGAGTATAAATCTTAATGTTATTTCCGGTACGCTAAAACCGATTGGAAATAGAGTAATTGTAAGTGACATGCATTTCGGTGAGCAAAAAACTAAATCTGGTTTAATTCTCAGAGACGACAACGGCTCAACACGTGGCATTTATCCGAGATGGGGACGTGTACATTCAAAAGGACCCGCAAATACTGACCCGTACGAAATTGGTGATTGGGTTCTTATTGAACATGGTCGCTGGACACGAGGCATTGTTATTGATGAAGGAAATGGAAAAATTGAACTACGAATGGTTGAAACTGAAAGTATTTTAATGTACAGTGACCAGCAGCCATCAGGAATTCAGATTGGTAACGAATACAAAGACGGTGAAGGCTACACAGTAGATCCGTCATCATTTATTAACGCATAAAAGGAATAATATGACCAACCCATTTAAAGACGTAGACACGTTTCACACAGCATGTGACCAAGAGCCAAACGAAGCAAACTATGAAATGTATCTCGATCTAATAGACGAAGAATACATTGAACTTCAAAAAGCACTTAGAAGGCACGATACTGTAGAACAACTCGATGCACTTGTAGACATCCTGGTTGTTACCATGGGTGCTATTAGGGCAGCAGGTTGGGACAGCGAAGCTGCATGGAACGAAGTGATGCGCACCAACTTTGCAAAGATTGATCCAGACACGGGTAAAGTTATCAAACGTGCAGACGGAAAGGTGCTCAAAGGCCCGGATTGGGTACCACCGAACCTAGAACAGTTTGTAAAATAATTTAACTATTGACTCCTTGCAATTTACATGTTATTGTAGTGCAGATTGCAAGGATTTATTATGAAATTACCACAGCCGGAAATAACAGTAATCCAAAATGGAATTACGACAGCAGGTGCCGCCGGCATTGCTCTAATGATATTACATATTTTAGGACATCTAACTGGATGGGCATGGCCCATACTTTACGTGTTTTTGATACTTGCAGGCATCGGGCGTGAAAACAGAAAGGGAACACGATAATGGCTATTCATGGTATGATAGACCTTGAAACGTTGGATACAACTCCAACATCTACTATTCTAACATTGGGGGCAGTAAAATTTAATCCTCTGACAGCTGATGAACCGCATAGTGAACTGTACTTTAAAATTTCTATTGACGAACAAGATATACTAGGACGTACTGTGTCAGAGTCTACGATTGCTTGGTGGTCACAGCAACCTCCAGAGATTCAAGCTGACGCATTTTCTGATGAAAACAGAGTTAGCATTGATGAAGTATTAACAGCACTCAACAAATGGCTTGTGGGTGTTGATGAAATTTGGGGTCATGGTTATGGTTTTGATATAGGTATACTTGAAAACTTATATAAAATGGTGGGAAAACCCATACCATGGAACTTTTGGCAGATATCAGATAGTAGAACTATTACAAAGCGTATGCCACAGGACCCCCGCAAAGCCATGCAATCTAGTTTGCATAATGCACTTGCTGATGCTTACTTTCAAGCAAAATCAGTACAACAAATTTTTAGCCACTTTGGATTTACAAAATGAGTATGACACCAGCACCAAGATCACTGTCTGACGAAGAAAAGAAGTTAGTAGAAGAATTTTTTAATAATGGCGGTTCTGTTACCCAAAAGAAATATGGGGCAAGAACTGAAGACATAGAATACACTGGCGGTTTTTATCAGAGACGCAAGAAAAAAGCTCAAGAGGGTAAAGAAGAAGAATGATTGATGTTGACCTTGCGCTAGTGGGAAATGATGACACTCATCGATGGAACTCTTTGCGATGGGTAGTGCAGCAATATGGATCTGCAGACAGTGGATTATGGAAATTAAAAGGGTTACAACATATTTGTTTTAGAAACCCAAAACATGCAACTCTATTTTTACTAAGGTGGTCATCATGATACGATGGTATGATTATGTAGTTGCTGTTATAGCAGCAGACTTTATAACAAGTTTTTTATTTGCAGGATTCGTAGCCGTAACATGGTGGCACCCCTTGTTCTATGGGTTTGTAGCAGGTATGACTTTGCAATTTTGGGCCCACGATTATTGCACATTTAGATTAAGACAGGAGATCAAACGTGGAGAATAACAGCCCGTTAAATAAATTACAACAACTAATGGTTATTACCATGGAAGAATGTGGAGAGCTTGTGCAACAATGCAGCAAAACTATTCGCAAATTTAATACTATTGACGAAGCACTTGAAGATACAACTCGAGCAAGCGTCAATCGCACCAAGCTAATTGAAGAAGCAGGTGATGTACTTTGTATGATTGAGCTAATGGTTGAGCACGGAATCTTGACAGACCACGAGCTGGCTGTTAGAGTGCTTGAGAAGCGAGATAAATTAAAAACTTGGAGCAATTTAATTGTTGAAGAAGTGGTGGAGGATCTGGGCCAAAAGCCTGGGTGAGAAAGTCGGCGACACTGATTCCCAAGCGAATGCAGTGGCATTGGTTAGAACATTTTGGTGGGTAGTACATATTATTACCTGTTTTTTCATAATAGTCCACAATGGACACAACTTAGGATGGTGGTAAATGCAAGGCTTTAGTAATCGAAAAGAGTTTGAAGAATGGACAACAGATCAGATCCAAAAATATGGAATACGTCAACCTGATACATACATAGATCAGGAATTGAGAAACTTAAATCCCAGCATCTCCATGGGATTTATCAAACGTCAAATAGCAAAAACAAAAGACAAGGTAGTTGAATGAAGAAAATATGGGTAGACAAATATCGACCAAACACTCTTGATGGGTATGTGTTTAGAGATCAGTCTCAAAAGGAACAAATTGAAGGATGGATCAAACAGGGATCGATTCCTCATCTGTTACTAAGTGGATCTGCTGGAATTGGCAAAACCACTATTGCAAAAATCTTAATCAATCAGCTTGATGTACAAGACATTGATTTGATGATTGCAAATGGTAGTAAGGAAGCACGAAAAATTGAATGGGTTGATAAACTCATTAGCTTCTGCCAAACAATGCCTTTTGGTGATTTTAAAATTGTGCTTATTGATGAAGCAGATTATATGAATATCAATTCAGTGCAGCCAGCATTGCGCAATCTTATGGAAGATTACAGCACTGATGTTAGGTTTATCCTTACTTGCAACTACCCTAACAAAATTATGCCTGCAATACACAGTAGATGTCAGCACATGCATTTTGAAAAAATTGATCAGACAGAGTATACTGCTAGAGTTGCAGAAATACTAATTACTGAAAATGTAGAGTTTGACCTTGATGTACTGGATACGTATGTTAAGGCATATTACCCTGATTTGCGCAAATGTATCAATACTGTTGAAATGAATAGTCAAACAGGATCGTTGGTTGCTCCTACTACTGGCTCAAGCTCTAGTGATTATAAAATCCAGATGGTTGATTTATTTAAATCAGGTAAAATATTGGAAGCTAGAAAGCTAATTTGTTCTCAGGCCACAACAGAAGAAATGGAAGACATTTATCGCTGGCTTTATGATAATCTAGAAGTGTTTGGCGATGAAGAGCAGCAGGATAGTGCAGTGCTAATCATTAAGCAAGGACTTGTGGACCATGCACTGGTGGTTGATCCTGAAATAAATCTTGCTGCTACACTAATTAGATTGGCAAGACTGTAATGACTTACGTTGTAAACGATAGCAATAGCAGAACAAGAGATACTTAAAGTATCTACAAGATATAAACCTAAAAAAAGATTTGGAGGTTATACTGAATGTATAAAAGAATATGTAGACGTACACAAGTATGTTCCGAACAGGGTCGGAAACCCTATAGAGGAGGCTTTGGCAGACTATGACCTATATCGTAAATGATGCTTGTATTAAATGCAAACATATGGATTGTGTTTCAGTCTGCCCTTAGCCAGTCGACTGTTTCTACGAAGGTGAAAACATGTTGGTAATTAATCCAACTGAATGCATTGATTGTGGGGTATGTGAACCTGAGTGCCCTGCAGATGCAATTACAGCTGACACTGTGGATGGTGCCGATAAATGGGTAGAGTTTAATCAAAAGTATTCAGATATCTGGCCCAATATTGCTCAAATGAGGTCAGAGGACGTCCCAACTGATGCAGCTGATTGGCATGGTGTACCAGGAAAAAATAAATATTTCAGTGAGGAGCCTGGAAAAGGTGATTAGAGCAATATTAGCACATGATGCACATTATGGAATTGGTAAGAATGGTACACTGCCTTGGCCCAAGAACAGTAAAGATTTGCAATGGTTTAAAGAATGTACCGATGGGTGTGCAGTGGTCATGGGACGAAAAACCTGGGAAAGCTTGCCAGTCAAACCACTGCCAAACAGAAAGAACATAGTAATAAGTTCTAGTGAAGTTCAAGACGCCACATATACATATACGCATGATGATGTGCTTAATGGAGTTCTAACTGAAATTAGTTTTGAATTCCCTGTTTGGATTATCGGCGGCGCACAGTTAGTCGAAAGTTCTTTAGACATTATAGATGAATTATGGCTTAACAATGTGGATGGGGACTATGACTGCGATACGTTCTTACCAGTAAAGAAAATAAACAAAATGTTTAAAATTGAACATTCTGAAATTAAAAGTTTCGGAATAGTTTCGAAATGGAGTAAAAAATGAAACAATATTTAGAGGCACTGCACCACATTTTAGAACATGGTAAAGATAGAGATGATAGGACAAATACCGGCACACGTGGAGTTTTTGGTTACCAAATGCGTTTTGACTTACGCAAAGAATTCCCAGCAGTTACCACAAAGAAACTTGCTTGGCGCAGTGTTGTAAGTGAACTTCTTTGGTTTTTAGAAGGGAGCAGTGATGAAAGACGTCTTGCTGAAATTCATTATGGAAAACCCAGAGAAGATCTGGTAGGCAAAACTACTATCTGGACTGCTAACGCTAACAAACAAGCCAAAGATTTGGGATACACAAACACTGATACGGTAAAAGAGTTAGGCCCAGTTTATGGAAGCCAATGGCGCAGTTGGGATGCAAAAATAGGTCATGTAGATCAGATAGCAGACTTGCTTGATGGACTACATTATGCCCCAGAAAGCCGTAGACATATTGTTAGTGCATGGAACGCTGATCAAGTAAATGTAATGGCACTTCCGCCGTGTCATACTATGTTTCAATTTCATGTACAGGACGGAGAACTAAGCTGTCAACTATATCAGCGCAGTGCTGATATGTTCTTGGGTGTCCCGTTTAATATTGCAAGTTACAGTTTACTTACTCATATGTTTGCACAGATATTAAATCTAAAAGTGGGTGATTTTGTTTGGACAGGTGGAGATTGCCATATATACCAAAATCACATGGACCAAGTACGTGAACAACTTAAAAGAGTGCCGCAGCCTGGTCCATTGCTAATTTTACCAGGGTTCACGAATTTAGAAGAACTGACTGCTACTAAGCCTTTAGACTATAAACTTATAGGTTATGATCCAATGCCCAGTATCCCTGCACCAATGGCAGTTTAATGTTTGGTGGTAATTATACTGGAGGATATCAGCCCATGCCAGAACGAGACGTTTTTGAAAAATGGGCATGGATACCTGTAAAAACTACTAGCGAAAAATGGGTATGGAACCGACGTTACTATATAATTTCTACATATTGTGACGAAAATGGAAAGCCACCTATGAAAGGGCTTGCATGGCATCATACTTTAACAGAAAATGAATATTTGGTTTGGCAGATTAAAAATCCTAAAAAAGAATCCAAACCACCAACAGGTGGTAGTGCAATTAAAAAGGCAGTGTATTAATTTACACTGCCTTTTATTTTAGTTATTCATCACCGTATACGTTGAGTACTGCTTTAACTGCATTGTGTCTTTCAATATCTCCTTGATTGAAGCGCACAACTTCCAAACATGGTTGGTTGAATTTTTCTAACCGTCTGGTAAAATCAATCAATCCATTATCTTTTAGACGATCTGCTTGATTCAGGTCTCCTGTTACAGCCATCATTGCCCCTTCACCCAAACGAGTTAATAACATTTTCATTTGATTGGGTGTTGCGTTTTGCATTTCATCTGCAAGAATAAAACTATTCTTAAAAGTTCTACCGCGCATATATGCAAGTGGTGATATTTCAATGATACCTTCTTCAATCATGCCTTGAAGTTCTCTTGCATTAAAGTATTCTTTTAATACATCGAAAATGGGACGAGTCCATGGTGCCATCTTTTCTTCTAGTGTGCCTGGTAAGTGACCTAAGTCTTCATCAACTGAGACTGCTGGTCTAGTTACAATAATTTTATCAACTTTTCCTTCCTTAAATAATTTAACCGCTACTTGCACAGCCAAAAGTGTTTTGCCTGTTCCTGCTGGACCTATCCCGAAGACTATGTCTTTTTGCTCGTCTAACAGTGTTAACACGTAAGTTTCTTGGTTTTTATTTCTTGGAATAATATTTACAATTTGCTTTTTGGTAAATTGTTTAATGTCTACAACATTGTTATTATGTGTTGTAGAACTATTGCGCTTTCTAGAAGCTCGTTTTGGTGCACCCATTAAGTGTCCTCCTTGGGGTTACTGTAGAGGGGCAATTTCCGGTTAGGGAAATTCTCCCCGCAATGTATTTAGTCATTGGAGGGTTGAATAAAATTAATACATTACTAGTTTTGCCGATAAATAAGTATAAGCAAGGAAGATTCAAATGCAAGATGTTTTAGATATTATTAAAAATATTGAATCAATATATGATTCAAATACTTCTTTTGGGGTATTAAAGGACTTTGAAAGAGTGATAGATGAATTAGATTTATATGTTTACAAAAATTGGGCCGAGGGTGAATTAGCTGAAGGACCAATTATTCAACGTCATTGGGTTACATGTACATTCATGTGGCCTGAAGCTAATATGCCTGATCCAATGGGTGCAAAACGTTTACTAGATTATGATTGCAAAGTTGGATACAAGAGGAGTACATTAATTACTCCTAGAAAAATTAAAAAACCTGATGATATTAGGCCTGGGTCTAAAAAAGGAAAATTGGACGAAAGTTCTATATGGTTAGTTAAGATTCAAATGCCCAAAAAATTAATATCTGATATTCATTCTGGATACATTGATGAAATAAACAAAGAACCAGTTGATGAACTTAAAATTCCAAGTCAAGCACAGTCCGCAGACGAGTTGTCAGCAGAAGGTATGGATGCTGGTGTCGGCGGTGATGTCGGTCTTGAAGGAGGACTGTAATGACTTTAAAGACTGGAGATTTAAAGGACTTATTACATCATATCATGGAAATAGACTCATACAAATCAAAGATGGGAAGTGATAAAGATATAATTACATTAAGTTTTAGCACTGGCACTAAAGAATCTGCTGATGATTTAATGGTTTTTATTGAAAAGGGATATGAGTTTGTATTGGATTCGGATGCTACTGCTGGTGAGCAAAGCGATGGTACTTACAAAGTATTCGTTGAAATTGAAAGATCAAGAAATGCACCAGAAGAAATTTTAGAAATCATCGATGGCGTAAAGAAACTTTCTAATCTTGATGATTTAAAATTTCGGTATTATAAAAATTTCAAATCTATGCTATTAAATTTGGAAACATTGACTGCAACAGTTCCTATTGATTCAGAAAGTTATAAAAATAAAGTCAATGAATCTAATATGGATAATTACAAAAACTTCTTTAATCGAAGTTTTGTTGAATCAATCGATATGTGGGATGACATTATAAAAATTAAGAAAAAATTTGCAGATCCAGTTTACTTTAAGTTTATTGATTTTGGTGATAAAACGCAAATTATGAATGATTTAACTGAAAGTTTAAATTTTAATGAGTTTGCTGAAGTAATATTTTTATCAAAGTATATTGGTGATTATAATATTACAAAATATGGCAACAAACTAACATTTGAAAATCAAGACAAAACTCTTGTGTTAACTCGCATTCAAACATAGTCAAGGAGTAATTTATGATTACAATACAACAATTTAGTGCAATGATTCCTAGTAATAAAGAAGCAGATGAATGGTATAAAATCGCCGTTGATTTATTTGAGAAATACGATATTACAACTAAAAATCGTATAGCAGGATTTATGGCGCAGTGTGCTCATGAGTCAAATGAATTCAAGTCTCTTGAAGAGAATCTTAATTATAGTGAAAAAGCACTTAATTCAGTATTTGGAAGATACTTTGGACCAGGAAAAAGAAATGCTAAAGAATATGCTCGTAATCCTGAAAAGATTGCAAACTATGTTTATCAAGATAAATTTAGATCTAAACGAGGTGCTCTTGGTAACACTAATACCGGAGATGGTTGGAGATTTAGGGGTCGTGGCATTAAGCAACTCACAGGCCGTAATAACTACTCAGCATTTGCAAAATCAGTAGGAATGACTGCGGAAGAAGCTGCTGAATATGTAGCTACAAAGCAAGGTGCGTTTGAAAGTGCTTGCTGGTTTTGGAAAACAAATAACATTGCTGCATATGCAGATAGAGGTGACATAGTAGGAATGTCAAAGCGTATTAACGGTGGTACAATAGGATTAGACGATCGTACTAGACGCTGGAATTCTGCTCTTGCAATATTAGATGGCAAGGCTACAGTGCATACTGAAGCAACAACGAAATCAATCAAAGTATTGCGAATTGGTTCAAAAGGACCTGAAGTTATAAAACTGCAAAAAGCATTGGGAATTAGTGCAGATGGAGACTTTGGACGTGGTACTGAACAGGCATTGAAACAGTGGCAATCTATGCATGGAATGGTTTCTGATGGCATAGCAGGTTCAAACACATTGAAAAAGTTAAGATTGATATGAATTTTAAATTAATTGGAATTTTTGCTATTATTATGTTTACTGCCAGTGGTCTTGGGTATTTGTATTATAAAGACTCACAGGCTCGTATACAAACACTTACAACAAATAATGCAAATCTTCAAACTGGTATAGATTTAAATGAGCAAACTATTTCACAATTGCAAACTGACTATAATTTAGCACAGCAAGAAGTTATTCGACTGAACGATGAAAATACTGCAATACGTCGTAGAAATAGTTTATTAGTTGAAAAGTTTGCCAACAATGATTTGGGATTTTTAGCTGAAAACAGACCAGAATTAATTGAACGAATTATTAACAGAGGTACTGAAAATGCATTTCGTTGCATGGAGTTATTATCCGGTGCTGAGTTAACTGACAAAGAAAGAAACGCAACAAATGGTACAGAATTCAATACTGAATGTCCTTGGCTTTTTAACAATATTGTTCAGCCTTAGTGCTTGTGGAGCAACTGTTGACCCAATTGAAATATCAACAACGCCAGTACAGCGCCCATCATTAACCATTCCAAATGTTGATGAACTTAACTTAAAGACGGTTACATGGACTGTTATTACTGTGGATAATTTTGAATCTAAAATAGCAGAACTCGAAGCCAAAGGATTACCAGTTGTATTTTTTGCGGTAACTGCTGATGGGTACGAGGCAATGTCTCTTAATTTAAACGATTTGCGTTCTCAAGTTGAACAATTAAATGCCATAATTGTTGCATACAGAAACTACTACGTGGAAAGCGATAGAATTCTAGGCCAAGCAGTGCTTCCTTCACAGAATTAGAATAAATAATACTAAGAAGGGCAAGTCTTGAAATAGTAATAACAGTCTTGTTCAGAGGAAAGTGATATGAACAACGACTACGATGATGATTTTTCTCCTAACGATGATTACAATCCCAATGGTAATACTAGTTCCAATGGTAAAACGCATGACGTTGAAATTGAATCCAACAATGATGGATCAACCAAATCAGTAAAAATTGGTTCAAAAACTGCTGAATCAAATGAAAATTTAAAGAAAAATCCATATGCTAAATCAATATATTTGGCAAGAGCAGTTGATGCTTGGAGACCTTTTCCAAGGTTATTTATTGCTATCTATATTTTTATTCTTTATAGTGTAATCGAATGGTACACTGCTCTTCCAGATCCTAGTATGGAGCAATCTGGTCTTATATCAGTTGTCGTAGGGGCAGGTGCTGCATGGTTTGGACTGTATGTCGGTTCTGGAAGCAAGGGCCCTCCTGAGTAACTAAGTATTTGTATGGACTATTACAAAATACTGGGCATTGAACGCACTGCAACACAAGAAGATATCAAAAAATCATATAGAAAACTAGTGATGGAACACCATCCTGACAAAGGTGGCGATCCTGAGAAATTTAAGCAATTGAATGAAGCTTATGAA